AGAGCACCCAGGGTCTTGACGATCTCGGGATGCAGGTCGTGGATACCGGTATCGAAGGCGGCCTGCTCGCCGGGCTCCCGCCCCCGCTCCCCCTCCCCTGCCACGGCCTCCGCGCTCTGGAACGGCGAGAAGGGGCGCATCGACTGCGGCTTTGCCATCATCGACACAGTACAGGACGAGCACCAAAAAAACAGCTGGCGGCCTGCGCTGGTCAACTTCTACACCGACACTGCCGTCATCGTGCTGCGCTCCAACGGCAGCAGCTGGGCGGCGCAGCGGATGTCCCACCGGATGGGTCGTCCGCTGATGGAGCCGCTGATCTGGAACGCCACCAGCAACAAGCCTTTTGGCCGCAGCCGCCTGAAGCGTGCCATCCGTTCCCTTATCGACGACTATGTGCGCACCGTGGCCAACGCCACCATTGCGCTGGAGTTTGACACCACACCCCAGAAGTACATCCTCGGCGTGACCGATGAGCAGTTCGATGCCATCTCGTCCGATAAATTCAAGCAGTATGTCGGCGCGCTCATCGCCGCCACTTCCAACCCGGAGACCGGCGAAAACCCGGTCTTTGGGCAGCTGGCGCAGGGCAGCTTACAGCCCCATGTGGAGAAAATGCGGATGACCGCCACCCAGTTTGCGGCAGCCACCGGTCTGACCGTGACGGACGTGGGCGTGGTGAACGATGCCAACCCCACCAGCAGTGATGCCATCCTTGCCCAGAGCCAGACGCTGGTGCTGATGGCGCAGCAGCTGAACACCGGCAACGGCGATGCCCTGCATACCATCGCCTGTATGGCGCAGGCCATTGCCCGGAACGTATCCCTGACCGAACTGACCGAGGAGGAGAGTGGCGTGATGGCACACTTCAAAAACCCCGCCATGCCCAGTGTGGCGGTGACTGCGGATGCAGCCATCAAGATTGCAACTGCCCGGCAGGAGTTTGCCAGCACCGACACCTTTTTGGAGATGATCGGCTTTGATCAGGCGGATATCCGGCGTATCCGGGCACAGGAGCAGCGGGCGCGCGGGCAGGCGCTGCTGATGGAGATGGACGATGCGGATAACGACACGGACGTGGAATAATTACATTGCCCGGCTCTCCCGGCTGAACGAGGCTGCCGGGCAGAAGATGCGGGAGTATATCCGGCTGCACGGCACGGACGATACCGAGGCGCTGATCTCCTACGCCTACGCGGTCATCACCCGGTACGGCGAAGGCAGCGCGGAGCTGGCCTGCCAGATGTACGATGCACTGGCCGAGGCCGAGGGCGTTCTACTGCCAGCAGCAGAGCCTGCCGCCACTGCCAGCTATGGCGAGGGAGCCCGCCTGGTGCACGGCACAAAAGACCAGAACCCCGAGAACCTGCCCAGCGGCGTGAGCCGTCTGGTCAAGCGTGCGGGCGCGGACACCACCCTGCACAACGCGGTGCGGGACGGTGCCGAGTGGGCGTGGGTGCCTCACGGGGATACCTGCCCCTTCTGCATCACGCTGGCCTCCCGTGGCTGGCAGAGAGCCAGCAAAAAGATGCTGAAGGGCGGGCACGCGGAGCACATCCATTCCAACTGCGACTGTGAGTTTGCGGTGCGGTTCCATTCCGGCACAAGCGTGGCAGGCTACGACCCGGAGAAATATCTCCGGCAGTACCGGGCAGCGGGCAGCGATGTGAACGCAATGCGCCGCATCGACTATGCCGCCCGGAAAGATGCCATCAACGCCCAGAAGCGGGCGGCGTATGCGGTAAGAAAGGCTGAGGCCACGCTACACAGCCAGCGCGGCAGCGGTGGCTCTTCCGGGCAAAACGGTGAAACAGTTCACAGGTTCCTTGGAAAAGTTGATTTGAACGACGCTCAGCAGGTAGAAGCCCTCAAGGATTCTTTTTGCAGCAATTACGCCAGTTCCAAAGTCGAGAACATGATGGTCATCACCCGGAACGGCGAAGTCTATTATATGACAGACAACAATCCCAGAGGGGTTGACTGTTCGTATTTGGATGGTAAACTGAAAGATAGTTACAACATCCATACACACCCGCCAGATACTACACAGTATTCCTTTAGTCTCGATGCGGACATTCCGGCAGCATTTGCAGATGGAACCCGAATCATGGAAGCGGTTGACCACAAATACAGGTATCGCTTTGTAGTTCCTGAAAACATCACTTTTGAACAGTGGGATCGTGTCAGAAGTGATGTGCAAGATCATGCACTGCTGTACATGGCCGAGCGTGGAATGGGCGTTGATGATATCGAAGAAAACGAGCTGCACGTTATCATTGAAGAAACCTGCAAGCAGCTTGGCGTGACTAGTTATAGTCGCTGGGAGGTGCACAAGTGAGCCACACCAAAGAGCAGATAGAACAACTGTGGAAGGAAAGTGTAAGACGGGAGCGTAACCTTGTCGCAGAGTACAAAAGGACGCATCACGTTCCGAGCCGTGCTACGATTTCCACCCCTGAGATTGAGGCAGAACGAGCCGAGCAGAAGCGTCTGTACGGTGAATATCTCAAAGCCCTTGCAGATAAGGACTAGACCACGATGCATGCGCACCGTGGTTTTTGTTTACCTATTTTTTAGCACGATGCAGTTTGCACCGTGCTTTTTTATGCCCATTTTGCCCGCACGAGGACGGAACGGGCACCATCGCAGCGGGCAGTGCGTACCCTGTCCACAACCGGACGCAGACGGAGAACTGCGTCACCACACCGAGGTTTTACAGATAGAAAGGAGTTTCCACCATGAAACGCGAAGACGTAAAGAACAAGATCCCCGGCATTACCGAGGAGCAGCTGAACTGGCTCATGCAGGAGAACGGCAGCGACATCACCCGGGAGAAAAACGCAGCCGCAGCCCTGCAGACCCAGCTGAACAGCGCACAGGCACAGCTCAAGACCGCACAGGACGGCCTGAAGGCCTTTGACGGTGTGGACGTTGCCGGGCTGCAGGCGCAGGTGACCAAGCTGAAGGCGGATATGCAGGCGCAGGCCGATGGCTTTGCCTTTGACAGTGCCCTGAACACCGCCATCCTCGGCAAGAAGGGCCGCAGCGTGGATGCAGTGCGCGCTTTGCTGGATCTGGATGCCCTGAAGGGCTCTAAAGACCGCACCACCGACATCAACAAGGCGCTGGAGGATGCGGTCAAGGCGAACCCGTGGGCGTTCGGCGACACCCAGTCTGCCGGGTATCCCAATGTTAAAGATGGTGGTGCTCCGAACCATAACCCCAGCCAGCCGGACGGCGTTCTGGCTGCCTTCAGCAAACTGAATCCGAATCTGAAAATCTGACCCGTGCAGCAGCACGGAGAAAGCGAGGTATTTTTATGGCACATGCAAATCAGGAGCGTTGGGCATCCTATGTGGACGTAAAGCTGCGTAACACGCTGGTGACCCGCGACAATCTCATCTTCAACAGCCGCTACGAGGGCGACCCCACTTCCGGCAAGGTCAAGATCCCGGTGCGCGACACCGAGGTGGCCGTCAAGGAGTACGACAAGGCCAACGGCGTTTCTGCCGACGTGGGCACCACCACCTATCTGGATCTGAACATCGACCACGACGAGGCGGTTAACGAGCTGATCGACGGCTACGATGCCGACAGCGTGCCCGATGACATCGTGGCAGAGCGTCTGGACAGTGCCGGTTACTCTCTGGCGCTGTCCATCGACAAGAAGTCCATCGACGCGCTGGAAAGCGCAGCCGGTGCCACCATCAGCGCCACCAAGACCGCCGCCACCGAGGCCAACGCCTACAAGCTGGCACTGGAGGCCAAGCGGGTGCTGGGCCGCAAGGGCGTGCCCAACGAGGGCCGCTTCCTCATCGCGTCCCCGGAGTATCTGGAGGTGCTGATGCTGGACGAGCACTTCATCAAGCAGGGCGACCTTTCTCAGGAGATGGTGCAGCAGGGCGTTGTTGGCCGCATTGCGGGCTTCAATGTGTTCGAGAGCAACAACATGGACTACGAGTCCACCACCCGCGTCAGCAGCAAAAAGACCACCACCGAGTTCATCGCCGGTCATCCCAACTGGTGCCACCGCGTCATGGAGTGGCAGACCGCTGTGCACCTGCAGGATCTGTCCGGCTCCGGCAAATACATCGGCGCATCCGCTGTGCAGGGCCGCAAGGTGTACGGCCTGAAGGTCTCCAAGCCCCAGACCCTGTACATCAAGCGCACCGAGACTGCCACCTGATGAGGTGCCGCCATGAGCTACGCAGAACTGCAGGACGTGGAGGCGGGCTTCCGCGTCCTGTCGGATGAGGAGCGGCGCCGCCGCGCCGCCCCGGGAGGGGTTATCAGGGAAGCAAAGCCCCTGCCGCTCCCCCTCCGAACGCACGGCGCTTTCCATGCTCTTCTCCACAATGATGCTCTGCTCGGAAGCGCAGACGGTGCCATAGTCAAAGGACTTTGACCTGGCAATACAGGCCAGAGCATGGGCCACATCCGCGCTCTGCCCGCCTCCCAGCTCGGCATCGACATCG